GACCACCCATTTGTGGAAGCAAAAAGACCTATCTGTACTATGTTACAGAAGGCAATTAAGGCAGAGGAGTTGCCTTGTAAGGATCCCATATGTTTACCTTGTGATATTCTTAAGATTATACAAGAAGAGGAGTCACAATTGGTTTACCTTACCTTTGATGAAAATAAGCGCCTCACGCGGGATGGTGTGGGTATGCTTGAAATGGTGTTGACAAATGATATAATGAGTTTATTGTTTCATATGAATCAGCACTGTCCTGCCCTTGTGCCTTGCTCTATTCTTAAACGAGCATATGAGTCTTATTACAATTATCAGCGTTTGATGCTGATTTTTGATATTGAGACTAATCCTGGGCCTGAGCCGCAGGAATCAAGCGGTTCTAATTCACCCCATACTCCTAATGATGAACGTGTTCAGTTGGATGTTACACCATCTATGTTACTTAATGAGTGTGATTGCACTCTTGAGATGAGTGATGAAAAACTTACTGCAGAATGTTTGCTCTACTTTGTTGGTTTTTCCAACACTGTATGTAATAGCTCTAGTGAGGCGTACAGAGTCTTAACTGATACCATTGATGAGAGATTAAGTGATGAGAGTAGGTGGTGTCCTACTCACCTTGCTTTTTATACTGCCATGCGTATTCAATTGATCGATGAGGTACAGCAGCAAATGTTTTCTAGTTGGCTTCCTGGTATGCCCAAAGTCACTGTTAGCCCAGATCCTTTGTTTGTTGACAAGATGGAGCACATGTGTGAACGTGTTGCTAACTCAGTCAGTGAATTTGGCGATAAACTTGATGGTGCTGCTCAGAAGTTAGCACATCCTGCTGAGCGAGCTATGGATGGTATTGCCTCATGCTCTCCAGTCTCTATGTTCCGTAAGCTCTTTGAGCTATGGGATCAGCCTGAAACACGTAACTTTATCTTAGCTATATTAGCATGTTCACTAGGTATTCTTGCGTATAAGTATCCCACTCCTACATTGCGTATTCTTGCAGGTGTTATAACGGTTTATGTTGGCTTTACCATGCCAGCTATATCTGGTTACCTGTCTCGACTGATGGAGCGTTGGAATCAGGAAGTGGAGCAACAGTCTTTCCTTGATGCGATAACTGAGGGAATTGAGGCGTTAGCTACTGGTTTAGGCTCTTTAATTTCTAGTGGAGACACTCTTGTTAGTGCAGTGACTTCATTTATGAAGAAGATTACTAGTATTACCAGGCCAACCACTGAATTTAACGCTTATCTCACAAAATTCTTTGATCTCTCACGTCGTGTGCTTGCATGGTTGGGTGACCTATTCCATATAGAATGCTTGTCTAGATTAGGCATAAATCATGGTGAAATTAAGATGTACGCTGAAGAAGTACGTGCTTATATTGGTAAGTTGAACCGTAATGAGCGATTTATGAACGAGGATCTTAATCGTTTTCGTTTCCTATCTGATAGATTACTTGCTATCGAGGGTAGTTTGCCTAGGTCACCTGAGTTTGCCGGATATCGTACAGAGGTCAATCGCTTAGTTCTTGCTATACATCCATTGTTAGAGAGGGCCAACGAATTGGGTCTTAATTCCGGTGATCGTACAGAAACAGTACTACTCGTTTTTCGTGGTCCACCTGGCACGGGCAAGTCTTTCAATATGAAAGATGTTGCTGAAGCAACAATGGCTGAAATAGCCGCAGAGAAATTTTCTATGGGAATTATTAGTGAAGAAAGACTGATTGCTACTGTAGATAATAAGCGTAACGAGCTATTTGTCGTTAATAAGACCTCTTCGTTTTGGGAGGGGTATTGGGGCCAGTCTATTGTACTTTGGGATGAGTTACATTCAATACGCCCTGGTGCGGTTGCTGCTACTAAGCATGAAGGATTAGTGATGATGGAACTAAAGAATACTGCTGATGCTAGTCTAGATATGGCATTTAGTCGTAAAGGTATGAATTTCTTCACTAGTGATGCTATTATAGCTACTTCAAATTCTCCTAATAATAGATATGCTGATATGGATCCCGAATCAGAAAAAGGAAGTGCTCGTCGTTACAATAATGACTTTGTGCTTGTTCCGCGTGAGGAGTTCTGTAAGAAAACTAAGCTCAATATGGATGGTACCCGTAGTGATGTTGACTTTAAAGACCTTTGGAGTCGTTCGCTTGATCCCTCTAAGGTTCCTAATGCAATAATGAGAGCTGATGGTTATTGGGAGTACGATACTGACATTTCTGAATGTATTCCGTGGGATGCATATCGCCAAATGCCTACTGGTGAGTCCTCTATTAAACTCTCTGATATTCCTAAACGTGCTCGTCTAGAATGGCGTAAGAATTATGATCAGTTCCTTAAACATGGTAGTCATAGAACTGGTCATATGAAGCGTATAATGAAGGCACGCATATTGGAGTCTGGAAATCAGATCGCTATAGACGCCATGCAAGCTACTCATAAATTTGATGATGTTGACGTCAATGAACGAGCCTTCCAAGTTAGGCCTGACCCTGAAGTGGAGGAGCAGGCTAGGAGCTATTATTATAAGGCTGATCTTGCTCCTGCTCTGGATATTAAGGAAAAGAAGAAGTTTGTGCCACGTAAGAAGTTCTATAATAATAAAAAGAAAAGTAAGCCTAGTGAGGTTCAGCGGCAGATGAATGTCGGTGAGGAAAAACATGATACTGATACTTGGACATCTGAGCGATGGACAAAAGTCGCCCGAGAATTAGATCATGATATGTTCTTCCCTTATCGTGCTAGCGAGTCTTTGCGTATGGAGCGGGAGTATCCAGAAGAATATCTTGCTAGTGTTGGTAAGTTTCGTGATCGCGATCCACATCAGCGATGGGATAATGTTCGTATTGATAAGATCAATGTTATCAAGGAATTGCGTGCAAAGCGGAAGACTAAAGCGTCGCTTGATCTCTATAAGACATTAAGTCATGGTGATAAGGTTCTAGAGTTTGAGCCTATCATAGACAAGATGCATAGGAAAGGCTTTAGTGATGAAGTTATCACTAGAGTAATAGAGTCTATAGATACTACTCTTGCTGCTAAGGCCCTTGTTGTTGATTGGTATGAGCGGTGTTTGCATGCCACTTATTCTTTAGTCCAATCTACGTCCACGCGACTCATGACTTGGGTTTTCGCTTTGCCGCAGCGTTATGCAGGGCCTATCTTTCAGGTTAGAGAGTTTGTCCGAATTTTCCTTGTTCAAGCAGCTCTTCTTGTCACATTCATTACTTTGTTGGAAACTCTCCTTGAATGGATTGCACCAGATCATAATAGTATATACACCCGTATGGCCATTCAAAATTGGCCTGGAATAAGGCGATCTGATAAAGTGCCCGGAGTACCTGACTTCATGGGACCTGGTTGGAGTTATAAGCACAAGGATAATGACTGGAGACCTTATGCTCCTGTTAAGGTGTCTCCACAAATGTATACATGGAGTGATAATGAAATTAATGAGCAGTCGCGTATTGCAGCCAATACTTATAAGATTTTTATAATCAATAAGTCTTACTATCCCACTACTGATAATCCTAGTGGCACAAAGCGTGGTGTAGAGGGTGGCTCTTTGTTCTTTGGTGGTGATAGAGTTGCAGTATGCTTTAAACATATCATCGGTGAAATATCAAAATTGCTTTTTGTTGATGATAAGGGCAATTTCGCCAAAAATTCAGAATGTGAGGGTATACCGATTGAGTTATGGTTGCGTCGCTATGATCGTTCTGATGATTCCTTTGACATTAAGGTATTGTGGGCTGATATAGTTAAACACCCTTTTGAGCATGAGGATAAGGTTATTCTTGTATTTCCCACTTCAATGCCCTTGAGACCCAATTTGCTGGGTAAAATTCCGTCTAGAAAGGATGAAGCGCTTACTAAGATGTTATATTCTGGTACCAAGCTCGAAGGAAAGTGGTTACATCGTGACCATGGTGGTGGTCTCTATGTTTCTGAGCGTACTCAATTTGCTCCAATGGGATCAATGCCTGCGTATGATAAAGTAGCTAATGAGACTACTTATCCTGAGTATTATACTGATACGCTGGTCATGAACTATCCTACAGTACCTGGTGATTGTGGTGGCCTTGGTCTCTATTCTGACACTAAGTTCAAAGATATTGGACATGCGCATTTGCTCGTACATTATCTGCATGTTGCTGGTCATCGTAAAACCTTGACTGGTATCGGAGTTCGCTTATGGCGTGAGGATTTCTTACCTTTTGTTCGACACAACATTGACTCCCCAGATATATCTGAGTTAGATAAGATACCCTTTGAGATTCAATCTAGTAGTGGTCTTGTTCCAGATCATTTTATGGAAATTGGTCCAATTACTCCTATTGTTCAAATGAAGTCAAGTTCTATTGAGCGCACACCTTTGCACGGCAAATGGTGTGAAGTTACGAAGAAACCAGCACGTTTAAGACCTTATAAAATTGGTGATGAGCTGATAATGCCTTTTTGGAATGCTAGGGAGGGTTATTGTGCGAATATGATGAGTGTTAATCACAAAGCACTCAATGAGATCACTGATGTGTATACCTCATGGATGCATGAAGTTTCATTTAAGCCTGAAGTGCCTGTTGTATTGACATTTGATGAAGCTGTTCTTGGGAAGATTAGTCTTAAAGTCCCAGCATTGGATAGGAAAACATCACCTGGTTATATATTCAACCGTATGAAAGCTGGTCTTAAACAAACAGGAAAGAAACCTTGGTTTGGAGATGGTGTGATTGCAGATGTAACTACACCAGAGGCATGCGAGCTTCGTAAATATGTGGATGAGCGTCGTCTCAAAATGTTGAAGGGTAAGAGATTATACACACTTTATCTTGATTGTCTTAAAGATGAACGCCTTAAGAAGGGTAAGGGTGCCCGTATGTTCTGTGGCTGTGAGATGGATTTCCTTATACTCTGTAAGATGTATTATGGACATTTTGCCACATGGATTGTAGATAATCGTGTGCGTAATAATATAGCCGTAGGTATTAACCCTTATTCAATTGAGTGGACTGGCCTATTTACAAAGCTAGTTTCCACTAGTGGTGTGAATTGTATATTTGGTGATGTTCAAAAATATGATAAGCATATGTTGATTCCCTTCATGTATGCCTTCTTCAAGTTTGCAGATGGTTTCTATTATAATGCAACCAATGAAGATAAGGTTATCCGTAAAATGTTGGCAGAGGAATTTATTAATTCCATTCATGTAGCCATGTTAGAGGCTGAAACTTCGCCTAATATGTCACCTGCTACTGTGTATGAGTGGTTGGGAGCTAATACGTCTGGCAATTTTCTAACTGCCATTCTCAATTCTGTGGTAAATGATCTTAAACGTTTGTACTGTGTGTGCAATATCATTCTTGATTATAAGATCTTGGGTTATAATGGCGCGGGTCTTCCTGTGCGTCAATTGTTACATGATATGCCATGTATCTATTATGGTGATGATAGTGGCATGAGTGTTTCAGACGAGTTAGTAGGGCTCGGAATTAACCAAGTTACCATGTCTAAATCCTACAAAGAATGTTTAGGTCTGACATTCACTGATGACGCTAAGACTGGTGTTTTAGTGCCATATAGACCTATTGAGGAGTGTACTTTTATCTCTCGTGGCTTCAGAAGGCAGGATGCTGATATGTCGTTGCGAATAGTAGCTCCCTTGAAATTGGATAGTATTGTGCAACCTCCTTTTTGGAGAAAAAGAGGTGTCCCCCTTGATAATGTTAGAGAAGTGGTCCAACACTCTCTACTTGAATTGAGTTTGCACGGAGAAGAAGTTTTTGATGAATGGGCTCCTAAGATGATTAAGAGTCTAGAAGATGAGATGAATCTCCATGTTGA